ATTTATATAAGTTATCCTAATGCAACTGCGAGAGCAATACCAAACCCTTCTGTTGCAATATTTCCACCAGCGGCAGGAAATGTTAAACTTCCTGTCATTACACCATTAGCATCTACAATACCAGAACCAAGATTTAAATTCTCAGTGACGGTAAGACCTTGACTTACTGATGCAGCACCAGTAATTGTAACCCCACCAGAGAATACTGATAGTTTGTTTGAATTATTGAATGCGAGATGAACATTGTTATCATCACCAGTAACATGGGATTCTAGAAGAATGATATAACCATCTTCTGTAAGAATCTGACTGCCTGCATTTGCTCCACCACTATCAGTTCCATCTATCTGAAGAACATCTAAATCAGTGATAGAATTAATAATTAAATCGCCAGTACCTTGTTGTTGGATATATGAATTTGTAGCATCATGGTATAGTTGTAGGTCATCATCTAAACCCATTTTAATTCTGAAGTTACTAACACCAGTAGAGTCATCGAAATCAATAACACTTGGAAACAAAACACTACTTAGAGCATTATTGATTTCATTTATTGATTCTGAAATATCAGTTACAGCAGTTCCGTTGATAGTAGCAGGAAGGGTTGCAACATCTCCGACATCTGCGCCGAGGTTGTTAAACTCTACTCTCCACTCTTCAAAGGTGGTACTAGCTGGTACGTTACGATCTGCCATTATTTCTTATCCATTAACTGTATCAACAAAGATTTGATTTCGTGCATTTCACACTTTAGACTATTTATCTCTCTAACTGTGTCTCTTAGCTGATCTCTTTCTTTCTTTCTTTGCTCCATAGATTTCATATAAGTTTCATATGCAGAACGATTTGTGTTTATAATAGCTTTACTATTCACATCTCGTTCTAACTCTTTATAACCTTCTACTTTTAATCTATCCATCTTACAATGCCAATGCAATAATTCTAAGGTTTTTAACTCTAGGAACTTCAACTGTCGAAGTTGATTTGAATTCCAGTTTGACAGCAGCAGTTGAAAAACTATTCAACCCATCAATTGTATATTGTCTCTCAGCAAAGAATGCTGGGTTCTCATCTGGATTGTCAGTGATATCTGGTGTTGCAAGTCTATATGGAATATTATCAAAATCTCTGATATCCCCTTCTTCTACAATCTTATAGTAAACATTAATTGTAGCTGGATCTGGACGATTCGCCTCAAACAATATTTTCAGAGCAGTTGCTGGATTCTCAACTGTAAATCTCTTAGTCATATAGTTAGCAGCATTTGATGTTCCTGTTGGAGCAATACCATCCAAGTATCTTTCGTGTTGTGTTATCACAGCAGAACTTGTTGTCTCACTCGCTGGACTTGGTGAAATAGTAACAGTTCCACCATCAGAAGAAATATCAGTAATAGTAAATGTTGAGTTGTTACTTGAAGTTCCAGAGATAGTAATCTCTTTACCAATATCAAGTGTCAAGAATTCTTCTTTTACAGCAGTTATAGAACTAGTAATTGTTCCACTGGTATTGAAAGTCATAGCGCCAGTTGCATTAGATACTTCTCTGTCATCCAAGGAAGCAGTATTAAATGTTGAACGTGTGTAATTACTAATTTTGTTAGTTGTACAACATAGAGAAATTCTTTCTGAGTCAATAACTGGTGTTAACCACTCACTGGTTGATGTCATGTTAACAGTGAGATTTGCAGACGTACCAGAAATAATATTATTAGTTCTACCACCATTTAGATTTGCATCTTGGTTCAGTTCGTTTGCGACTAATTCTCTTTCGTCTGGATAATAGTTTGAGTTTTCAGAAATGAATGTTGCAGCAGATTTTGAGTATCCTGTATCCATACCTGTCCAACGATATGTAAGGTCTGTGCCAGGCAGTTTGATTTGTGATACTGCAAGTTGCATTACATCAGAAGTGATGTTTCTTGTAGCAACAACACCAGAACCACCAACAAAGTCGTGTGTTAGATTTGCAAGAGTACCACCAGTAACATCCCCAGCAGTTACAGGAATTGTATAACTATCTAAGTCTGCACTTGCGATTGTATGATCTGCATTAAAGAATTCAGAGTCGATACCAATGGTAGCACTATTTGCACCATATAATCCATCTGGAACTTTTCTAATTCTCACTTTATCATTAGCCGACATTCCGTGGTTCTTATGAAGAACTCTAATCAAACCAGAGTCAGTGTTTACTTCAAAAGGATTTGTTTGCAGTGATTGTCTAGGAACAGGAGCGTTAACAAATGTAGGAGTACCAACTGAATTTACATCAAACTTGGCACGATACAATGTAAATTTCACATCACGATACTGATGTGGAGTCCATGCATTACCGTTCTGAGATAAGAACAATGTACCAGTTAATGGGTTAGAAGAAATTAATCTTCCATCTGCAAGGTTTGTTTTACCAACCTCTGAGAAGAATACTCTACATCCAGGCTGGTCAACCTTAATTACAACTGCATACTCAATATCATCTTTCAGATATACTGGTGAGTCAAACTCAAATGTTGTTGCAACGGAAGCATCATCAGAAACATTAATTTCCTCTGGTTTAAGAATTTTTTGTGCAATAACTTTATTAGATGGATGACCATCAATAGTATCTGTTAATTGAACATAAACTGGCCGTGTACCAGCAGTGTTGAAGAACAAATCAATTTTTGTGACAAATGCACCTTCTTCCCCTTGGTTGATAAATGTTTGGCCAAGTGGATCGTGACCACCTCTGCTGGGTGGTGGAGGTGGCGGTGGATCAGCAACGAACTGACTTCCGATTACCCTTCTAGAAGTATTGACACCACCACGAACAGTTCTGTTTACAGTTCTCTCTCTTTGAACTCTGTCTCTAACAAATTCTGCACGGCGAACATTTAGAATTGTCTGTTCTCTTTCTTCTGCAATACCAGTTGCAGAGTATATTTTTTCAGCAGTAGATGTAAATGCACCAGTTGTTTTTTCATTATTGACATTATCAATAAGTCTGAATACTCTTTCACCAGTTCTAAATCTAAGTTCCTCTGTATTTGGAATATAAAATACACCAACAAATTGACCAATTGAATTGGTTACTAGATTAGATGAATTAGATTTCATTGGTGGATTAGTTGTTGTTGAACTACTACTATTAATTTCTGTAATAGTTACTTGGTTTACACCACCACCTCTATTATTTTTTCTATTAACTGTACCAGTACAAACATCACCTACAGCAAAACCGTTAATCACATTTACTGCGAAAACTTCTCTAGAAGATGTTGTGCCAGGCCCTTCCATATTAATATGAGCAGATGCCTGAAGTCTTTGACAAGAACCACCAGATGTATATGTTGAAATAGTTCCTAAGTTCCCACCATTTAATTCTTGAATTGTGATAGTGTTTGATGAACTGTTAACAGCAGTTACGAGATAGTTATTACCTCTAGAATTTCTAAAGTTCAATCTTGTTGAACCACCAATTCCTGTAAACCTTACATGGTGGCCAGGCGAAATGTTTGTTGTAGAAGCAACTGTAATTGTTGCAACAGTATTACTATTCTTAACAACACCTGTGACATTAGTTGCAGTTTGTGTTTGGTTTTTGATAATATCACCATAGTTGAAAGCATTAACAAAGTCATCTTCACCATCCCAAAAACGAGCGGAGTCTGTACTTCCTGCTGCGCCTGGCGATTGAATATCTTTAGGACTAAATCTAATGTTTGAACCATTTACTTTAAAAATATCAGCAGGACGAACAAAGTCACTCACATTCTCATTGTCGAAGAATGCATAAACTCTTGTATTTGGTTTTAGGTTTCCAACATTAACTGAGATTGGGCGAGAACGCATGAAAGGAATCATAGAGACACTTGTAATTCTATCTCCAAGATTTTGTGATTCAACTGTGGACTGCATAGTAGTTCTAATACCAGAACGAACCTGTCCTACTTGTTGTGAGAACACCTGTCTACTTCTAACGGTTTGTGTAGTTGTAAACTGTGTACCACCACCAACTCTTTGTGATGATGTATTATTTCTACGAGACAGAACTTCTGTTCTGGTTGGAACTCTACGTCCATACCAGTTGTCCTGCCAAGAATTCCAAACTGTTCCTGTTACACCAGCTGCATCAGCAAGTTCACGAATAACATCAAAGTTATTATCGTCATTTACAATAACATCTGGACGGCGTTCAACATCATTCCAATCATCTGAATATGGAACTAAGTAAATCTCACCAGTAAATGGTGCAACCTTATATGGGTTTGTGTCAAAACTATCGGATGCATACGGATTTTTAATATGTTCTTCTTCAGTATATGGAAGAGTAATAATTCCGTCTGGATGCATGGTATAATGTGCAGATGTTCTACTTGCATCACTGTCTACTGATTCTAACATTTGAACATTATCAGTAAATGCCTTTGGACGAGCCTCACGTTCAGTCATATCAACAGCAATATTATAGTCTGGGTTTTGAACATCACCAACAATATGACCAGTAAAGTTATCTACAACAAAACCATTTTTCAGTCTATCAAAACCAGCAGAATCCTTGACAACCAAATCAGCAGTTTCTTTTTCTAAAAGGTTAAGTGAAGTGTAATATTCTAGATTTGTAATTCTCTTATCAAGTTTACCAATATCTTTCATCGTATATCTACGATTGTCAATCTTTGTAACCTGAACTTCATTCAAAGAAACAACGTATGGTTCATAAACCATTTCAAACAGAACCATACCATTTTCTGGTTCTTGTGGTTTTTGAGGGTCTAAAGCTGGTACACCTTGAAGAATATCAAATCTACCAAGTCTATCCATGAACATAATGTCCATTCTTGCAAGATAGAATGAGAAGTCTGCTTCCATGTTTGTACCAATAGCAGGAAGTTCTGAAATAACAGCAGTTGCATTTGTAAAGTTTGCACCACTATCATCAATACGAGGACGGAAATCAATACAGTCTCTTAATTCAAAGAAACTACCGTCACCATTTGCAGATGTGTAAGTTGGAATGTTCACATAGTCTACAACACCATCATAAGAATCAACAGAGAAGTAATCACCAGCACCGTGTGTAAAGTAATCAAATGTAACTCTTAATGCACCAGTTGGAGCTGGTTGTCCTGGCTTTAATTTAATTCTTGCAAGGTCATAGAACGCATCTCTTTGTCCACCATCAAAAGTATATCTATCTGTAATGTCGATTGCGCCACTAGATGCATACGCACCATATCCACTTGGTTGCATTGAAACACTTGTAAGTTTATAACCATCTGCCTTACCAAGTGTAATTTCAGTTGCCTGAACAGATGATTGTCCTGTAATGTCAACGGTTGCACCAGTTTGAAGAGTTTTTGTTTTCTCTGTAGCATCGTTTGCAGATACACGAACAGATGCAATCAAGGTAACTGTGTCACCATTTGTAAGAGGATTTGTTGCAAGTGTGTTAAGATTACTAAAAGTAATTGTTCTATCTGAACCAGATA